CTGGCCGCGCTGCGCCTGCCCAAGGTGGTGGCCGTGGGCGAAACCGGGCTGGACTATTACCAGATGGAAGAACGCAAGGGCGGCCGCGACATCGCCGACATGGCGTGGCAACGCGACCGCTTCCGGGTGCACATCCGCGCCGCGCGGCAGGCGGGGGTGCCGCTGGTCATCCACACCCGCGCGGCGTCCCAGGATACGCTGGCCATCCTGAAGGAGGAGGGCGAGGACGGCGGCGCCGGCAGTGCGGGCGGCGTGTTTCACTGCTTCACCGAAACGCGCGAAGTGGCGCGCGCCGCGCTGGACCTGGGTTTTTACATTTCGCTGTCCGGCATCGTCACCTTCAAGAATGCGCGCGAGCTGCACGAAGTCGCTGCACTGGTGCCCGATGACCGGCTGCTGATCGAAACCGATTCGCCCTACCTGGCGCCCGTGCCGTACCGCGGCAAGACCAACACACCGGCCTACGTGCCCCACGTGGCGGCGCGCCTGGCCGAGTTGCGCGGCACCACCACAGAGCGCATCGGCGGGATCACCAGCACCAATTTCACCCGTTTGTTTTCGAGGGTTTCGTCATGAGACTACGCCAGCTTTCCGCCGCCCTGATCTTTGCCGCCACGCTGCCGCTGGCCTGGGCCCAGGACACGGGGCCGTTCTTTCGCGCCATCAAGCAGGACAACGACATCGCCATGCGCAACCTGCTGGCGAGCGGCGTCGACCCCAATAGCAAGAATGAAAAAGGCGTGCCCGGCATGTACATGGCGCTTCAGGAAGGTTCGCTGAAGGTCGCCCGGCAGCTGATGGAGTCGCCGCGTTTCAAGGCCGAGACCCGCAACGCGTCGGACGAGAGCCCGCTGATGATGGCGGCGCTGAAAGGGCAACTGGACATCGCCCGGCAACTGATCGCCAAGGACGCCGACGTCAACAAGCCGGGCTGGACGCCGCTGCATTACGCAGCCACCGGCGGCCAGCTGGACGTGATGCGCCTGTTGCTGGACGAACATGCCTTCATCGACGCCGAATCGCCCAACGGCACCACGCCGCTGATGATGGCCGCGTCGTACGGCACGCCGCAGGCCGTCAAGCTGCTGATCGAAGCCGGCGCCGACCTGAACATGCGCAACCAGCAAGGCATGACCGCGCTGGACTTTGCCCGACGTGCCGAACGGCCGGATTCGGTCGAACTGATCGAATCCGGGCTGCGCATGCGCCGCCAGCCCGGTCAGGCGCCGCGTGGGCAGTGGTGATGGGGGTTGGGCGCCGGAGGCCATTGGCGGCTGGCGTCTGTTGATGCATTTGCGGTGGTATGGGTGGTTGAAGGCTTTTGACTTGGCGGTTGCTTGACTTCATACGATGTGTAGTGGTGTTAATTGCGCCGCTTCAAAATCGTGAGCGCCAGTCGAGGGCACGCTGTAGGAAGTAAGCAACACTGCCGCCACGCCAGCGGCTAGGGCCTTTCCCAAAATGTCCCGAATCTGCTCCGCCTTGGGGCCAGTCTTGTTGCGGTCGATCACCGCCTGAATCACCGCCTCCCGCGCATCAACGCGGGCAATGTCGGCCAGCAAAGCCGCAGTTTCTGGCGACAGTTCGCGGGTTCCGTGCTTCATTGCTGATAGCGCTTGCCTGCTCGTTCCGATTCGTCGCGCAACCTCGGCTTCCGACCCGCACACTTCGGATGCTTTGTCAATTAGGGATTTAACGGACTTCATGTAATCACCTTTGATGACTTACGCTCGGGTCGTCATCACTTCTGATGACGTTATTTACAGCCTGAAAGAGAGCACCCAAGTGATCAAAGTACGCATTCTGTCCGACAAGACGAACCACCTCAAGGGCGTTGGCAAAACCAGCGGCAAGCCCTACGACATGCACATTCAGACCGCCTATGCATTCACGGTGGATGCTGACGGCCAGCTTGTTGAGATTCCTGAGAAGTTCGAATTCGTCCTCGATCAAGGTCAACCGCCGTTCGCGCGCGGCGACTACACGCTCACTCCGGATGCCGTCTACGTTGACCGCAACGGTCGCATGGGTATCACCCCCAAGCTCAAGCCCATTCCGGTGAAGGCGGCCTGACCATGACACCCGGCGATCAACACGCCGTTGATGTGCGGCTCGCACAGTTGGAAGTGGCGAAAGCCCTCATGGTGCTTCTGTCACTCCACGACGAGGCCGATTCCGTCCAAGTCCAAACCGGCATGACCGATGGCCGCCTGGACGGTATCGACGTTTCATACAGCCTCAAGGGGCGTCACTTGGGGGGCATGTCGCTATGACCACGCAACGAGGCCCGTTGACTGGCCTGTTCGCTCACCCCTGCGGTGTGTGGGTTCGTGTCGAAACGGACGAGCGCGGCATTGGCTGGCGTCGTCTGTTGCTTCGCTGCACACGTCGCGGTGTGCTTGGGGTCAACGAGTCGATTGGATGGGCCAACCAATGAACGCGCTCGATAGCACGCGCGCGACGAGGGGCCCCGCCTGCGGGGATACGGCGCGCGCGAGCGCAGCGAGCGCGGGGCTTGTCCCATCTAAAACAAAGTACACGCGGGCTGACTGGATAGAAATCGACCGTCACCCTGAGGCCATTTTTGAACGTCGGTTCGCCCGGATGCGTCGGTCTGTCTGGTGGTCTGGTCAAGGCCATGGCGCCTCGTTTTCAGGCCGCTACGGGGACAAGCCTTGGTTTGTGACCCTGACCTATCGACCGGGGCAGGAATGGGCCGCACAGCACGTCCAGCAGGCCATGAAGCGGGTCAAGGCGTGGGCGGCTCGTCGGGGTATCAAAACCCTTCGCTATACGTGGGTCGCTGAGCTTCAGCAACGTGGGGCCGTTCACTATCACCTGATCGTCTATTTGCCCAAGTCCCTCTCGATGCCCAAATGGGACAAACAGGGCTGGTGGCCGTGGGGCATGACGAATACGCAGAGGGCCAAGTCGGGCGTCGGCTACCTGATGAAGTACGTAAGTAAGTTGTCGCCCCTTCACAAATTTCCTCCTGGACTTCGGCTGTTCGGGATTGGGGGACTCAATGTCGAAGCAAGAGCTATCCGCACGTGGCACAACCTCCCGCGATGGGCCAAGGACACATGCGGTGTCGGGCAGGTTACTCGGCGGGCATGTGGCCTTGTGGTGCGTGCAACGGGAGAAATACTTGCAAGTCCGTGGGTCTTGTTCAAGGGCGGCGGACGGCTGCTCTTGCGTGCCGTTGGAGAGATACCTGAGCGATTTGGGGATGGCCCCTATTCAAGCTGGAGTCCTGCATGAAAGCCGCTGTTGAATGGTTAATCGCGTTCGGCATCCCCTTTTTGTTGTCATGCGCACTAGCTGCGTGGTGGAGTAAGCGGCGATGAGTTATTACCTTTATTGCGCGGTGGATGCGCATCCGTGTCCACCTCAAAACCAAATGATCGCGGCGGAACCGACCGCGTTGGATTATGCGGCGCTCGGCCTGACCGGCACCAGTCTGAGTACAGCTATCGGCATTGGCTTTGCCGTGGTTCTTTCCTTCGCCATGATGGGGTTCGCCGTGGCGGCGGCGATTCGCGTCATTCGTCAATTGTGAGATTTCAGCGGCCAGCCTTGCGGCTGCCCGGTGCAATTTCGCACCGTTACTGTGGAGATTCGAAAATGAACCGTTCTGCTGTCACCGTTTATCGCGCCGTTCCGGCGTGGCTGAAAGCGGCTGCTGCTGGTGCGAGCACGCTCGCGCTGTCCACCGCGGCCCGTGCACAGGGCACCGGCATTGACACCTTGTTCGATGCTATCGACCTGTCCGGCATCTCTGCCAAGGTCATGGCGCTCGGGGTGCTGATTGTCGGCATCGCGCTGGTTTTCAAAGGCCCGGCCCTCGCCAAGCGCATCATCAGCAAAATCTGATCAAAATCAGTCATGCTGTCCGTCGCCCTCATCTCGTTGGTTTTCGCCATTTTCGCGTTAATCGGCGCGATGGGGGCGCTTTGTTTTCTGCTTTTCATAAGCCGTTAAAAGAATGTTAAAAAGAATACTATTTGCCATTCTTTTGACGCTTGGTGCAAATTCTGCATTTGCCGTATCAAAAGTTTATTGGTTTCCGGGTTATGGCTCGGATTCTGTGAATTGGTATACGAGTGCAGCGCCTTTTTGTGCGGGTCGATGGGCGGCGCTTGCATCGAATAATAGTCCGCCGTATTCGATGCGTGATTTGGGTATAACTTATGCCGAGGTGTCGGGTCGTTATGTTGCGTCTTGTAATCATTGGCGTTATTACAATGGCGCGCAGGAAAGGTCTTACGTATTGACAGTGGATGGTCAACTCCGTTGTCCAGCGGGTTACAGTAATGGCCCTAACGGCTCTTGCGAACCTGTTACTTGCCCGGAAGGTAAAATTATTGATTCGTTGACGGGCCAGTGTGTTGTGCCGCCCAATCAGTGTACGTCCGGCCAATCGGAAATATTAAAAGTTCAATGGGGTTGGGGGTTGGCGAGCGGTCCGAGTAATCTGGCGAAGCGTAAATATCCGACCGATGCGGAAGTTGCACAATTAGGGCAGGTCTGTTCGGAAAACTGTTTATTCAGCTACGACAAAGATCATCCAGCTAACGGAGGCGGTGACAACGATGCTTACCAGTATTGGGATAAAAATGCGCCGCTTGGTGTCTGGATTCCGGTTTATTACTACATCGGATATAAAGGCACCGGGCAGGCGTGTAATGCCGCCGATGGAAAGGCCCGCGCCGGACAACCAATACCCAACGGTGAACCGCCTCCGGCGCTTCCTCCAACTGACCCGGACGCGCCGCCAAAAACCCCCCAGCAGTGCGCCGTTGCCGGGGGATATTGGGGCCAAGTCAACGGTAAGGATACGTGCGTCCAAAAAGCGCCGCCTTCTGGCGCTGGCTCTGCTCCTAAGCCTACTGATACTGTCCAGTCTGGTAATCCTGCGCCGCCAGCCTCCGCCCCCGCCGTCACCAACAACGACGGCCAGACTGGTGGCGGGACAAGTGGCGGATCAGGCGGAACCGGCGGCACGGGCGGCAGCAGTGGCGGCACTGGCGGCGGTCGCGGTACCGGCCCCGGCTCCGGCACCGGCAACACCGGCACCGGGGGCACCGGCGGCACCGGCGGCACCGGCTCAGGTGGCACCGGCGGCACCGGCACCGGCCAAAACGGCAAAATCACCTGTACAGACATTAACACCTGCACCGACACAAATGCAGGCGGCGGGCTTCCCACACGTCCCAAGCTCTATGAACCCAAGTATCCGGATGGTGTTACAACAGTATGGAATACACGAATGACTGAAATCCATGCTACGCCGGTAGCTGCGTTGGCTGCGCAAATGCTTCCGTCGATGGATGGCGGTCAAGCGCCGACGTGGCAATTCGATTTACAGTTACCCGGCATTGGTGATTTCGGAACGTACACGCTCCAGCCGGATTCCACCATCTGGCCCATATTGCGCGCCATCGTCATTTGCTCGGCGCTCATTTTTGCCTTTAGATTGGTGTTCGGGGGCGCATAATGTTCGATTGGTTCAAGACGCGAATCGTTGAAATCGTTGCATGGCTGGGCGAGCTTTGGAAAGACGCATTTACGGCATCATGGGATTTCATGAAAGATGCGTTCTGCTGGGTCATCGACCAACTGCTTAGTCTCGTCGTGTCGGCGGTTGGCCTGTTGGACGTGTCCGGGCTTCAGGGATGGGTGTCACAGTGGGGCACGCTTCCGGGTGAGATTGTCAACGTCATGGGCCTGCTTGGCGTCGGGACAGCCTCGGCCATCATCGTGTCGGCGGCGGGCATTCGGCTTGTCCTTCAACTGATTCCGTTCACGCGGCTCGGCTCATGATTAACGGGCTTGAAGGCATTCCCGGCTCCGGCAAAAGCTATGAGGCCGTCGCCTATCACATCCTGCCAGCGCTCCAAGCTGGCCGTAAAGTCATCACCAACGTGCCGTTGGATATTGAGCGCTTCGCGGCCATCGACCCGGCTTATCGCGAGTTGCTGGAAGTCCGTGCGCGGCCATTGGACAGGGTAGGGGACTGGGATCCCAGCGACATTGCCAACCGGCCAGCCTTCCGGCTTTGGGAGGATAGGCCACCGCAGCCAGCGCCGGAGGCGGTTTTCCCGTTCGGCTGGGTCTGGGATTACCGCACCGATTGGCGCGGCTCGGACGGTCGAGGCCCCTTGTTCGTCATTGACGAATGCCACGTCTCATTGCCACGCGACGATACACCGGATGAGGTCGTTCAGTGGTTCAAGCTGCACCGCCACTACAACGCCGACGTGCTGCTGATGACCCAAAGCTTTCGGGATATCAACCAGCCGATTGCGCGCTTGATCGGCACGCTCATTCGCTGCCGCAAGGCGGACGTGCTGGGCGACAGCAAAGGCTACATCCGCAAGGTGCTGGCGGGCTACAGGGGCGAAGTCATCCAGCAGTCGAAGCGCGAATACGAGGCCAAGTTTTTTGACCTCTATCGCTCGCACACCCAAGGCAAAAGCGTGGCGGAGGCCAAGGCCCAGGACGTTACGCCGTTCCTCGTCAAGTTCAACCGCATCAAGTGGGGCGTCCTGGCCCTGGCCGTGGGACTCTGCACATGGGCGTTCTGGCCCAAGCCTGATACAAACATCTTCGGAGCCAAGATCGTAGACCCAGCCAAGCGGCCCACAAAACCTCCGTTGATGACCAGTGCACCACCTGCACCAGCGGCACCACCTGCGCCAGCGTCAGCAGCCGTTGCGGCCGCGCCGCCAGCGTCGGCACCGGCTCCGCAAGCCGTGGCGAAATCCGCTGGCCCGTTGGATGGCAAGCAAGTGTCTATCACCGGCATCATGTCGAGTAAGCGCCGACAGATCGCGGTGTTCGTTGTCAGTTCCGAAAGCAAGCGGCTGTTTGACGTCACCAGCCTAGAACTGGAGGCCGCAGGTTACAAGTGGCAGCAGCTCGGCTATTGCTTCGGCTGGCTTGAATACGAGGGCCAGCGCCGCGCGATTCACTGTGATGCGCCGGTCATGGCCAGCGGCGCGCAAGATCGGCCCGTGACCTTTGATTCATCCACCGGGCGCCGTTCCGATAGACCTGCTGGGGGTATGGGGGTGCAGACCCCCCATGTCAGCGCGTTGATCGACCACATGCCCCACGATGAAGGCATCAGCGCCGCTGACATTGCGCGCACCAGCAGGGCCACCACCGGCAACAACATCAGGGCCAATGGCGAGCTACTTAATACGATGTGTATTATGTTAATAAACAGGCGGGGTTGACCCGATGGATGTGCCGGCGCTCGCCCTTCGGGCCATCGCCCTCTGTTTCGCCGCCTTAAGGCAAAAGCCCACTTTTCGTACGTCAACACCGTCGTCACCCCACGACCAACCACAACGTACCCGCCACGCGCCACAGTCCGACGCCTTCAAACTGCATTCGAAAGGCTACGTACGTCGTTGTTTTTTCACGGAATGAAGCCTTGTTGTCTCAACCTGGCTGGCCAATGGCCGGTGAGCCGACTAACATCGAAACCATTCGTAATCGTCCGTAAGCAAGTTGTGGATAGCCGATGACGCGATGGTTCAAGCTGGATGGGCTGGGCGCCTGGTACGCACGCCTGTCAGGTCACAAGTCGGAACACGCCCGTGTCGAAGACATTCGCTTCGCCATGCTCGACCTGCTGGGCGACATCGGCGCCAGCCAGTATCCGCACGTGGCGCGGCGCATCCGCATGGGCGCCGACGCGCTGGACCTGTGGTACGCCCGCG